TAAAATTATACCCACTGTTAAGTACTGTATCTGTACCTTTAGGGTCTAATGTACCTGGAAATACCTGTATATAATTGTCGCTGCTACCGGGATAGACTGTTACTGAACTACTTATACTTGTAGAGTAAGCCTCACCGACTTTAACGTTAAATGTTTTTACTGCATTTATAGGGTTACCTATAGAGCCTGTAGAAGAAGCGAAAGTACCACCATCTTCTTGATTTATTTTCCAAAAGTTATCATAAGATAGATAACTATTGAATATACCGGATGGTTGAAACTCTGCTACACCGTTTGAATTAGGTACTTGATATTGTCTTGTAAGTAAGTCTGTACTACCACTTAAGTAAATGTCTAAGACATAACTGTATTGAGGATGACTTATATCACTACCGGATACCGTGTATACTAATTTAGTACCAGTAACATTAGGTGTTGTAGGTTGTGATATAATACTTACCGCCATTATCTATCATATCTTTTATTTGCGTAGCTAAACTCTATGTCGTATTTAAATGTTTTCTCTCTATTGTTACTTAAGTTCCAAGAGTAATTACCATTTGTTATAACTATAGGTATAAAGTCTGTACCGCTTTGTATGTATACTTCTGTACTATCTAACATCTCTGTTAACCAATCTGAAGTCTCTTTGCCTACATATTCAGTAGATACTACATACTTGTCCATATAAGAGATATTATATTGATCTGTTCCTCTACGGGTAATATCATAATAAGAAGTAGGACTGCTATAATCTACGTTTGGTTTATCAAAGCTATTTCTTTGTAAGTTAGTAGATTCTTTTATTGGATTATAAATGTTATAGTAATCATAGAATCCATAATTGTTTATAAAAGCAAATCTAATTGACTCTCCTGCTCTTACACAGGTATCGTTTCTTTTATACCAATACGTTTTATCCGAAGCATCTGCTAAAGTAAACTCTATTGAGTAATAAGTCCAAGCAGTTGTATCGAATTGTGTTTGAAATACTCCTCCTTTATCTATAAAGTTTTGTACTCCGGCAGGTATATTATAAAATGAATCTGTAAATGTACTTAAGCTATTGGTTGCTAATACACTTCCTGCTGAATCGTATGTTTTATATGTTACTGAACTTAGTAGACTATCTCCATAACTAACAGTTAAAGTTTCATAGTCTGTAGACTTAATATTTTTAAAGTCTCTTTTTTTGCTAAGGTCTATAGCGTCTGTAGTTACAAAAGGAAAGTTACTTAATACATTAGTTGCCGGATATGAACCAGTATTAAAGTTAAATGTACCGCCATTGGGATCTAATGTACCAGGAAATGCTTCTATTTCAGAAGTAGCACCTCCGGCATATATAGTAACTGAACTACTAATTGAAGTACCATAGCTTTCACTATAGTGTAAAGTAAAATCTTTAGCAGATAATACAGGAGCAGTTTGTGCTGTTACTTTCCAATCTTTATCGTAATCTAAATTATCATTTAATACTCTTGATACTTCTACTATACCGCTACCATATTCATTAGGGTAAGCATACAATCTAGTTAATCTAGTTGATGAACCGCTTTCATGTATATCTACTACATATTGGTATTGAGGATTGATTGCTAATGAACTACTTAAACTATATACTAATTTAGTTCCTGTTAAGTTCGGTGAAGACGGTTGTGCTAATACTGTTACTGCCATTATTTTCTTTTAAATGTATTTTTAAATTGTAATGCTACATCTTCTGATATATATTCTGCTATCATATCATATCCTTGTTGATCCATTACTCCTAGTACTGCCGGTTTAATAAATGGTTGTGGTTTAAAACCCCAATAAGCTACTTGAGCTCTCCAAGCTTGAAAGTTAGTAGTTCTACCGGCATACTTACTCTTAAACTGTCCAGGTGCATAAAGAGACATATTATTCTTTCTTGTAAATTTATTTTTATAGCTCTTAGGTTGGTAACCATTACTAAAAGCTCTCTTACTACCTCTTGCTCCAGCATCCTGATAATAACCATATTTAAGCATCTTAGAAGCTATCTGTACTGTGCCATCACGTTTCATTATTACTCTATCTTCGATTGAATTAGCTAGGTAACCTTTTTTTCTAGGTGCTAGCTTTTTCTTTCTTGCAGTAATAAGATTGGCAATCTTCTGAAATACTTGTCTTGCTGTCATTATGGATATTCTGGATATACGCAGTAATTTAAATTAAACGGTGTTACTATATCTATGTTAGCAACCCAACCAAATACTCTATTTTGGAATCCTTCCATTACAGGTACACAGTCAGTTATTTCCATATCATAGTTTTGTTGTATAGTACTAGGACCAAACTCAAAGTAAGACATTAAGTCGTATATGTAAAACTCCGTGTCAGCAAGTAACTCTACATGACTCGATGACTTTAGTTTAGGTATATCTAGACTGTATAATTCGAATGATAAGGTACGCTGTCTTTCAGCTACCAAACTATTCATAGGTCTTAAGAAGATATAAGGAAACTTTCTGTTTACAACAGATGCATCTAAATAATCTATAGTACCACTATCAAAAGAAGCAATAGCTAAATGTGCATCACATCTTGATTGAAAGAGATCTATAATCTCTGAATAGGGTACGTTACGTGTTAGTCTTTCTGCGCTCATTTTTTACTTTTTTTACTCTTGCTAAGTCTGCACCTCTTATCATAGATGCTATTTGGTTATCGTTATAATAGTCAACGTCTAATAATCTTCTAATATCTTTATCTATATCCAACTCTGCTTGTATAGCCTTACGGTTAATCATTCTTCTAGTTGGTGTTGGTGTAGGAGTAGGTATACTATCTACGACGGGCTTGCTGTAACCTTTTTTTGTTTTCTTTCTCGATTTCTCCATTGTAATCTTTTTCGATTTCTAAAAAATTAAGACTAAACATAAAGTTTAGATCTACAATACTGGACTCTCCAGTGATTGAAAGTATATTGGTTTTAGAGAGTTGGTAAAGAGTTCCGAACCATCCCCAATGTCCGCCGAAAGACGTCGTAGTATCAGGTCCTCCATCTTCATCATCAACTCCTTCGACATTGTCTTCTTTGAATAAGCTATACTGTTCAAATATAGACTTCCTGTTGACAAAAAAAAACTAACAGCTCCTAAAAAGAGATGCACAGGAAAGCTTTTAAACTTCTCTTCGACTTTAAGCCGTTGTTTACTATCGTACTTATCTAGTTCATACCAATCAAAAGGATTCTCTACTTTATTCGTTGCGACCTTTATACCTTGTTTTATAGTATAAGCTATAGAATTAAATCTATGACTCTTAATTGGTCTGTAAAGTATAGCAGCTACCTTATGCATATTGTTCTCTAAGTCTTTACAATACTCTTCTAAATCTATATACTCACCTAAAGTAAATTGTCTAATGTTGCTATAACCGTACTCTACTCCATCCCACTCTAGTAAAGGATGAAATAACTCTTTGTGATCGGCTATATCAGAATATAGGTTAGATACTTTACTAAGACTATCTAGGTCCCACATCCTTACTTTCTCTTTACTCTGTCCGGTTAGTATTGATACTGTATGTACTAATCTACCAAATTTAGATTGACCTTTGTATGAAGTCATAGCTGCATACTGATCTATAGTCATATAATCTGGAACCGTTAACTGTAAAGATTGTTTCATTGTTTATAAATATTGCTGTTATGCCCAAAAGGACTTATGTTACTTTGGTCTTGAAAAAGACGGTCTTATATTGTTTACGTTTTTTATTCTAATAGGTCTTCTTTCCATAAATTGGTTTCTACTATAATTGGCCAATAATAAACTATCTACATAATCATCATGGCTACCGTTACTATGACCAAAGCTTAATTTACCAGTAGGGCTTAACTTGTATGTATATGTAGCAAACTCTCTATGCAGTTCTGGACATAATTCATTACTAGGTAATTCTATAGTCATTGTCTCTATATCACCAATTAATTTTCGTACCATCTCTGTCTTGTTATTTTGATTTGTATCAAACCTTTTTATACGTCTATGTTTAGGTTGTACTAAGTCAAACATGGCTCTTCCTATTCCGTTCGTTTCTATATAGCCGCCAACTACATTGTATGGTTGTAACTCCTTAAGAAAGAGTGTGGCTGCTGTATTGATATCTGTTTGTGATATACTTACTACGTTCATTACTCTACCTATCGGAGAGACAAGAGTCATTACCGAAGCATCATCCGATAATCCCGTATCTATTCCTACGTATACATCTCCACCTCTTCTATACTCTCCTACAAAGGCTACTTTTTCTATTCCAACAAAGACATCATTAGCACTATCTACAAATTGAGCTAAGTATTCTTGAGCATAAATGTCAGCAGGTAAAGAGCTTTTAGCTTCGTCTAATAACGTTTGACTAATGTATGGACATTCCTCTAATGTAATTCTATGGCTTATAACATCTTCTTTCATATACCAAGTAAAGAAATGATTCTTACCGGCTGGTGTACTTACTAAGAGACACTTTTTACCATTAGGATTTAGCGTAGGTAATAGTATAGTAGATATTACGCTATCCTTTATGTATGCTGCTTCATCTAGTATAAGGTGAGTAAATCTAAAGCCTCTAATGTTATCTGCTGAATCACTACTTAAGAACTTTATAGTACTGCCATTAATAAAGGTTATAACAGCCTCCATCCGGTTACTTGATTCTACTAAGTCAGGTGCTGCTGCTACTATTTGATCTAGTACACTCTTGGATTGGCTAAAGGTAGGGCTACACCATCCTAGTTTTTGATTCTTCTTTTGTAAACCCCAATACATAGCAAAGTTAATTGCTGCTAATGTCTTTCCGGACCCTCTAGGTGCTACAAGGGTTCCGAATAAGTCATCGGTAACTACAAATTTATCTATAAAGGTTTGTTGTGCTTTATAGGGTGTAAATAACTTAACATTCATTTAGTTGTCTGGTGCATTAAAGGATACCTCTATGTCTCCCTTTATCTCCGCTTGTATCTTTTGTATATCATTGCCCGTATACTTTACTATTTGATCTATAGCTCTTTGTCTAATCTTAGGATTCTCATCTGCCATTAGTCTGATTAGTTCTTCTACTGCCGGTGTTAATTGTTTCTCTAACAAGTCTTTCCACATAGTAGTATGATGATCTTTAGCTTTTAAAAAGTATTGACAACATTGCTGTTCTGACTTACCGTATTCTTTCTTAGCCCAAGCCACATATTTTCTTTGTCCATAATTCTGATTATATCGAAGGTCGTAGGCTTTCTCTACTATATCCTTTAATTCCTTGTTATTTACCTTATCTCCAGCCATGTGTATTATATTGATATTATATATCCTGTTTTAATAAATAGTATTATTGTGCTAAATGTAGGTACCAGCAATCTTCCATAATTAATTTACGCCATCCGTACTTTACATACCTTTTAAGTATCTCTACTTTATCAAATTGCCATC